TGGGTCGGCATATTCAACGAAAGCGATCGCTCGCGCCCCGAAACGCGAGACTGACGTGGGCCTGTTCAAAGAGGGACGCCCACGCTGAAAAATTACAGTAGGAAGCTGAAGCGCCATTATCTCATCCCTCCGCGCCGGCTCATTTCCGATACGCCATTTGCAGCCAGCATCTTGAACGCTGTGCTTTGACCAAAAGTCTTAATCCCCTTTTCCGTGGCCTTCTCGGATTCGCCCTGTGCAACTCCCACGACATAGCTTTGAAAGTTGCCATCGTTCACAAACCGGGTTTCGGTCAGAACCTTGACAGTCTGCGTTCCGCCACCTGTCTGACCGATCATGTGATTTGGCGTAACCTGTGAGCCGCGAGGCAGATTGACGATTTCCGGCCCGCGTTCGCCCACCCACGCCGGTCCGCCCGGCGCAAAACTGGTGCCATTGGCAAAGCCCGGGAGGCGCAAACCTGACCAAGGGTCCGATTTACCGCCGCCAAAAATTCCCCCGAAGATGCTGCCAATGCCGCCGCCACCGAAAATTGCATCCAATCCGGAGTTCATCAGGCGATCCGCGACACGCTTGAGAGCATTGCCCAGCACATCCATTGCGTCCGCGCCACTCAAAGCGCCGTCGATCAGCGTCCCGGCAAACTCCCGGCCCGCGTCGTTCAGTTCTTCCATGGTCTGCTGAGAGGCATCTATCGCGGCATTCTGCCGATACGTCGTTTCAATGAGCCCTTCAATTTTCGCCTTTTCCTCATCGGTCGCCGCCGCTCCGGCACGTCGAACGGCAATCATCTGCTCTTTCTGGAGAGCCGTTTTGCCGACAAGAGAAGCTTCAAATTCAAGATCAGATATCAGCTTGCTGACAGCCTCGCGCTCACGCTCTGCGGCCTTTGCTGCCCTTTCTCGGGCCCGCTCCTCATCCGATTTCTTTGTACTGCCCTTCTTCGTCTCGGGAGGAACATAGGCCGCGACAGGCGGTGCATCCTTGATCACAGGGAGCTTGATATTCTGGCGCCGCTCCAGCTCATCATTATATTTCTTCATTTCGGCATTGATCGTGGCGAGCTGGGTTTCACGATCCTTGCCGAATATCCCGGCGAACCTATCCTCCCACCCGCCTGCAGGCTGGGTTGTTTCCAGCCTGTCCTTGGCCTGCTGAAGGACGGACAACTCCGCCTTGATGCCTGCCACGCTCTTTTCGTTCAGATCGTTCCACGAACTAATGAAGCCAGAAAGAGCGGTAACGGCGTCAACAATCGCAGATTTCAACGTGCCGCCAATCGTTCGGGCAATCTGGTTGAATTTCTTATCGACTTCCTCGGCCTTGCGGATGAAATTCTCATCCATGACAGCGCCCATTTTGTCAGCTTCCGTCAGCGTCGCCTTGATGCCGTCACGCCCCTGTTCGATCAACCTGACGAACTGTTCGCCACCGGAGCCACCAAGAAGCTCATCGAAAATGCGCACACCTGCCGCCGTATCCTTGAGACGGCGCGTGCGGTCGATGAGTTCCAGCATGAAAGCGGACGGGTCCTTGATGCGTTCCTTGACTTCTTCCGGCGACATGCCGAGACGCTGGAAACTTTCCGCTGCCGAACCCTTGCCTGTCTGGATGTACTCATCCGCACGTAGATTAAGTTCCTTGAAGCCATCGACGAGAGCATCAACGCTGATACGGTTTTGCTCCGCAACGTAGCTCCAGCGCTGGAAATCCTCGACATTGACACCTGCCGTCTTCGCTTCATTGCTGAGTTCGGCAAAGGACGCGGCAACACTGCGGACTGCGGCCGCCACACCGGCAATTCCGCCAGCTGCCACACCGCCCCAGATTCCGGCCGCAAACGCCTTTCCGTAATCTCCAACTTTCGTGCTGATTGTCGCAAATGACTGATTGATGCGACTTGCCGAGCGATCGGCGTCCTGTTCCATTTGGCGGGTTGCGCGTGACGAGTTCTGGCGCAACTGTTGAAACGTTCGGGTGCCAGTCTGACCGGCCCGCTTCCACTCCCGCTCAAACTGGGTGACGCGGGCCTCAAGAGCAACAAATAGGCGTTCGGTATCATCGGCCATTATGCGAAACTCCATTCATCGAGTTCACCTTCAAAAGTGTCGTAAGAAGAAATCCCCGTATCCCCGGCAGCGCAGCGCGCAACTGCCATTGCCGCCGCAACCGCGCCGTCAATGCGATCCTTGCTTTTCCCTTTATGGAAAAACTTGTTGCCCGCCTTGTCGGTCTCGACAGCAATATTGTCGAAGTTCCAGCGCAACACCGGGTGGCCGCCGTGGCGGAATCCACCGCCTATGATGGCCCGCTCAAGATCGCGGACAGCTGGCGCCATAGTCACCCACCCCTGACGCATTTCGACAGCTGGAAAGCCGTCATCAAGCAAATTGGAAATCATGTTGCGCGCCAAGTGCGGATCGAATGCGATCTCGCGAACCTCGAACTGGGCGCAGAGTTCACGAATGTGATCTTCAACGGCACGGAAATCGACCACGTTCCCGGGCGTAGGAATAATATGGCCTTCCTCGGCCCACTGTGGATACGGCACTCCGTCCTTGTCAGCCTTCTTTCGAAGGTTGTCAGCGGGACAGAAGAACCACGGCTTGACGATGTAACCGCCGTTATCATCGCTCCAGCATCCCACGACTGCGGTAAGGTCGTGAACCGAAGACAAGTCAGCAGCCAACCAGCACGGCTTGTCCTGAAGATCAATCTCTTCAACTTCGGCAGAGCCTTTGTCATAGACCATCATATCGACAAAGGGATCTGCCGTGTGATCGAGCCAGACATTCAGATTGTATTGACGGAATGCCTCACGTTCTGCCGGAATATTCTCCGCTTCACGCGCCAGCTGCCGCATACCTTCGATATCCGGATAGCCGTATGGGATACCGGGATTGACTGCGCGCCAGACATTCTCATCTCGCCAATCTGCGTCCCGCGGCGTTTCCAGAAGAATAGGAAGCCAAGTCGGGTCAACGACCTCGCCGCGCGCGACCTTGCGCGCATATTCGTAGAAGTCCCAAGCGACGTTTTCCTGCCCACGCCCTGCCGTGCTGATCACAACAAGTAATGAACCCGGCACTTTGACCAAGCCAGACTTGATAGCGTCCCAAAGGTCGCGCTTCGGCCAGACATGCAGTTCGTCGGCGAGTGCAAATACAGGTGTATGGCCGTGCGCAGTCTTCGCATCAGCGGAAATAGCGTCGAGGAAAGCGCCGATCTTCGGATTGCGAATATGATTCCGCGAATCCAGCAGGTCGAGACGGCCTTCAATCCGCTTGTCACACTGAATAATGTTGTAGGCTTCCCGATAGGCAATGCGGGCCTGCGAGCGGTCGGAAGCCGCAACCATACATTCACCGCCCGGCACTGCCTCCGGTCCGAATACATGTAGAAGGCCCAGAGCGGCACCCAGTGAGGTTTTGCGATTGCCGCGCGGCAACATGATCGCAACGGTGCGAACGATCCGCCGGCCATCCTCATGGCGCGGACCGTATATCGCCCGGACAATACGTTCCTGCCATGCATCAAGCTGAAACCTTTTGTCTGGATGCGTGGATTTCGGGTGCTTGAGCGCCTTGAGAAAATCGACTGCCTTTTGACCGTAACCAAACGGGTCATCTATCGGCGTATCGTCAAAGATTGAAAAGGTCATTCTGATCCCCTTCATCTTCCGCACCGGGATGCATTTTCTTGCGGGAGCGAGCCGCCGGGGTAAGTCCGAGTTCGGCGGCAAGTCGCATGATTGTGCTCTGAGATTTTCCGAGCAGGCTGACAGCAGGATTTTGCTTGAGAATACCCTTGCCCCCGTCAATCAGTGCGCCGTGCTTGTCAATTGCTTCTTGCGCCGTCCGGGCATTCCACATGGCGAGAACATAGGCATCCACAGTGCCAAGCACCGCATCCGTTAACAGCTTGCGGTCGCGCAGATCCTCGACAACAGCCATCCATTCCGTATGCATGGCCGCAGGGATATGTGCCGGAACGTCGCCAGGTATCTCTGACAAGCCGCCCTCGATCACTTGCAGTTCTGCCTTGCGCCCGCGTGTGCTCATTGATTGCCCCCATTCGAGACAGCCCGGATTTCAAGCCCGCGCGGCTCGATCTCTTTCAATTCCTTGATGTTGTAAAAATTGCCCCGGTAGCTCACCCGCTCGGCATTGGTGATGCCTTCCAACGCGCGGCAGCGAAAAATGATGGCGTTCTCGTCAACTGCGCCATTGCGAATGAATTCATCGGTGGATGCTTGCAGTACCTGCGCGCGCAGTGTGGCGAGCTTCACCCAGACAGAAACCGGCGTGCCATATTCGTTCACCGTTGATGTGAAGCGTTCGATTTCGATGACGTGGCGCAGCCTGCCCGATCTCATAGTTCCTGTACCCTTGCTTCTATGGTGACAACGCCGTGGCTGGTTTCGCCGTCCGGATCGCGAAGAAATCGCATCGATGAGACACGACAATCGACACAATGAAAGCCGGGATCGAGAGCGAGCCGCCCACCATTCACTGTGGAGCGAATTGCACCGGCAAGCGCCTTCACGCCCTGCGTGGACAACTCCTTTTTCCAAAGGTGCAAATCCATAACGACCCGTGTCAGGCTGCGTGAAATGCTGTCATCATCATCAACGCTCTGGCCCTCGCCAATGATGATTGACGGGTCTGGATTCGGACGCTGATTGCGATCAAGAACATTGTCGGCGGGAACAAGATCGACGACGCCGGCGCTGGAAATCAGGCGATCGCGAACAGCTTTCTGCAGCGTAAGTTCTGGCGTCATTTGCTTCCCCAATTGTTTTTAATGGCTTTGCGCATAGTGCGCTTGATACGGTCGCGGGCGCGCTTCCCCCGCGTGCGGACGGCAGGCCAGAAATATGGTTGCGCCTGCGCGTTCTGGGTGCCGTACTCGACCAAATGCGGATAGCGAACGTCAGAGTTGCCGACAGTGACAACCGCTTCCGTTTCCTTAGTGGTGTAGCTTCCTCCCGGCTGGGAATAAGGCGGTGTCTGCTGATTTGGTCCGGTTACGACGATACTGTTACGCAAAGCGCCAGTATCGACCGGCGCAAGCGTCTTCATGGCGTCAGCCAGTTCGTCCGCTCCTTTAACAACCGCTGGAACAACAGCCTGACGAACGGCCTTCGGAATGGCGTTCATGCGCTGCTGGAACCGGGACAATCCTCCGTCATCGGCCATGTCAGAAACTCCAGTTCCGATATTCGCGGATGATGTCGCGAATGCCGTAGGGGATTTCCTGCGCCGAAACGCCCACAAGGCTGGCCTCGCGGTTTTCGTACCAATGTGCGGTCAAGAGGCGGATCGCTTCTTTCAGATCGGCAGGAACCGCGTTACCGGGAAACTCATCGGCCAACCTGTAACCAAGCAGACGCTCGATATGCGCCTGCGCGGCCTCGATCTTGCGCTCCAGCAACTCATCATCGAGCGCGCCCATGTCGTCGGTAAAACCGAGTTGCTGTTTCATTTCTTCGACGGTGACGATCATGTTGACGAACTTTCAGCAAGCAGGAAAATCCGGGTCGGCAAAATTTGCCGACCCAGCACCATCGATCACGCTTCGGCAGCGTTGACGCGGACAATGTTGGAATTGATGCCAAGCGACGAATTGAGCTTCATCACGTTATTGGCTGTATCAAGCTGCTCTGCCGCGCTCATCACCTTGGCAATGAAGAGGCGCTGCGATGGCGTTCCGCTATCTGGAGCGTCGTTGAACTCGACCTTGAAAGCGTAATCGTGAATGCTCTTTTCAGCAGCCAGCAAGGCAATCTGGCCGGGATCGGCATAATCTTGGCCGAACACCAGTTCCATGTTACCGGCGTTGCGCGTGCCCTTGAGTTTCTGGGTTCGGTTCTTGCCGATATCGTCAAAGGTGATTTCGGTTGCAGTATCGCCAAAACTGCCGATGTTCTCGGCATTGTTGATCTGCACCCACGCCTGGCTTGTGAAGTCGGCCGCCACGAAATCAGCGGGCTTTGCGTCCAGCACGCCGCCGATAAAGACCTTTGCGCCAGCAGTTGCGAAAATTGGCATGGTCAGTTCCTTTTTTGATCGCGCCGCTCTTCGGATTGCTTGGCGCCAGAATGACAGGGATTGCACAGGGGTTGCCAGTTGGCGCGATTCCAGAACAGCGCCTGATTTCCCTTGTGTGGCTGGATATGATCGACAAGCGTGGCTGGTGCTCCGCAGCGGCGGCAGAATGGATAGCTGGCAAGATATTCCCGCCGTTCCCGCTCCCATTCCTTGGTGTAACCGCGTTCGCGGGCAGAAGGCCGCTTCTTGTCGAACTGGGCTTTGCGCGCCTTGTCATTCGCGGCCCGTTTCGGGCAGCGCTCACCATGAGCGTGAACACCGCCACACTGACCGCAAATACGAGGCGCGCTAACCGGCATGTCAGGTCACCTTTGAAGGACGCTTGTGCATAGCCTGCACAAGCTTTTCGAGGTGAGCAGATGCGTTGATGGTTTGACCAGATTCACCGGCAGCAACGCAGATGGCTTGCGCCCGCCGTGACGCGTCCCCATAGGAGAGGCCAAAATACTCTCGCGTTTTGGGATAGCGGGTCACTGCGGATTTGGCCCAAGTTGCAAGGTCAACCTGTTCCATGTCAGGCTACCGGCGCGATAGCTGGATGGCCGAGCAGAGCAGTCACGCCCAAGACAATGCTTGTACCTCCGCCCTTGACCGCAACGGCGCGGACATAACGCTTTCGCTTCGAGCCGATGTAGCCGATACGATATGCAGAATCCGCTTCGAGTGTTTCCGGTACTCCATCAAGCAGATCGGCTTCGGCAACATCCGCCCAACCGCTTGTGCCGGTGTCGCTTTCCTGAAGCTTCACTGTGAAGTCGCCAGCAGCGTCAATAGCGCCGGTGCCGACGATGAACAGGGCGCTGTCAAATCCCTTGAGATCGACAGCAACGCCGTTCGCGTTTGCAGACAAGACAGCCGCAGCGAGTGCCGTTACCGCCTTAAAACCATGATACGTGTCACGCATCGTTCCATCTCCATTGGTGGAGGGGGTGCAAATTTGCACGCCCCTGAAAATCAAGCGGCGAGGTTCACCACTTGATGAGCCGTTAGGCCGCTGCGACCTTGAGGAACTTGATCGCGTTGAAGTCGCCAGCACCGCCGCCGACGCGCTTGTAAACGTCGAAGACAACGCGCCCCTTCTGGGTGAGTTCGTCGCGATTGATGCGAACGCCCTGACGATCCACGATAACGTAACCCTGCGTGATATCCCCGAACGCGACAGGAAGGGCGTTTGCGGCAATGTCGGGCATGTTTTCATCGATCTCGACACGCTGGCCCAAAAGCGGATGATCAACGCCCTCGATAAGATTGCCGGTTGGTGCCCAGAGGTAACGGCCCGTGCTATCCTTGATCTGGCGCAAGCGGATTGCCGTATTGCTGTTCATCAGGAAGGTGGCATTGCCCTTGTAAGGCTTGCGCAAAGTGGCAACCAGACGGATAAGAGCATCGGCGAGTTTCGCATCATCCGGATTTGTGCCGGTCGGGATATACTGGAAATTGCCCCATGCGCGGGTAAAATCCTTCTCCGGCG